GTTCCGCCGTATGCTCGCTGATAAGTTCTAGGTCGATGTACTCGCCGCGTATCACGTGGCGCTCTCCGCCCTCGTAGTGTGGGGATTGGAAAACATCGGCTACCTGATTGCCGTTCCAGATACCACGGTCGAAAAGCGCGACGGAAACGTTAAGCTTCGTCGTGTTGCTGGCGAACTCTAGGCGGTTCGCGCTGAACATGATTGAGTTTCCGTGCGCGATCTCGTTTGCCGTGTACGTCATGGAGGTGATAACGAAGCCGAGCTGAACAGCGAACGGCTCGATGCGTCCTTCGTAGTAGCTGTTGAAGGTGTCTTCGTCCGCGCAGTTCGTGACGATATCCTCATTGGAGCCGAAGAAGCGGTAAGCGCTCTTCTCGATTCGCTCCATCTGCGCCGCATCGACCGTGTAGCTTGTCGGCGTGATCTGCTCAACGTCAGAAAACAGCTTGTCATAGACCGCGATTCCGCCCGCGTTGTCGGCGGAAAGCTGAGCGTTGAACGCCTTTCGCGCCCGCTCTTGGTCGCCTTCGTTTCGGTTCTGGCTCAGCTTGCCGATGAAGCGGATTGCCGCGCCCTGATTGATAGCCGACTGCTCAGCTTCGTTCTGAGCGTGCATAAGCTCTAGCGTCGGCTGAAGAACGTTCGTGCCGTCGCCGAACAAATCGCTTTGGTACCGGTGGCGCGTCATCACGCCAACGCGCGACCACTCGACAAGCACGCTGTCGCCTGTCGGGAACGTGAGCTTTAGCCAAAGCTCGCCGTCAACGTCGTATGCTTCGCACTGGCTCGGCAGCACGGGATAGTACCCGGTTATCGTAATGCCGTCGCCAGCGTCGATAGGCACGATAAGCGCCGTGTCGTTGACCTGAAGAATCGTCCAAATGCGCTTGATGAACTGCGGCGTAGTCATCCACGGGTTAGGCTGCTGCCTGAGAGCACGCGCGGCGACAGGCTGAGCAGAGCCGGAAACCTCCGGTTTCAGCTTGCTTGCGTGGTCTGCGCCGCTCTCGATGATGCTTCGCGTAAGCTCTGCTTCGTAAAGTCCGCCCTGCCACGTCGTGAACGACGGCGCATAGGCCGTGAACGTGGAGAAATAGCCGTTGACAGCTTGCATCTGCGGACGGTGGAACACCGCATCGAAGAGCGAGCGCAGAAACGGTTGTGATCTGCTCAACTCTAACCTCCTATCATCGCGCGGTAATCGTCCGCAATGTTCTTCATCGCAATGAACGCGTCGCACTCAGCCGCCCACGCGTCTATGCGGTTGCGCGGGTCTTGGTTCTTCTTGTCCGGCTGAATGTTCCCGTTAACGTCGGTTCGAATGGCGACGTTCGAACGGCACCATTCGGCAATCGGATTGGCGTTGTCCACGATGCGCCCCTCCTTGTAGAGCGCTCGAAGCTCCTTCATCGGCATTGACAGCGTTTGCGCGCCCTGAATGACCTTTTGCAGGTTGTCAGCGCCGAAATAGTCTTCGTATGCTTCCACGGTCGGCACATCGCGCATGTGCCACGGGTCGTATCCGCACGCTACGGCATAGATTCCGTACTTGTCTTGAACTTCCGCCACCCAATCCAGAACGTCGCGCTTGTCCATGATGGGCGTTTCGCACGTTCGCATAAGCCCGCGCGCAATCCACGCATCGTAAGGCACGCCGTCGCGACCGCCGCGCCGCCCCTCGCGCTCTGCTTGCTCCAAAGCGCGAAGCGGAATCCACGCCATATGAAGCGCGTAGATGTTCGGGTCGTTCGGTCGCTGCATCAGAAGGCAAGCAGCGGTAAGGTCGGTCGTGTCCGCCGCGTCAACGCCAAGAACGGCATACGTAAAGGTTCCGTCGCCGGGGTCGAATGTCGCTTCGTTGTGTATCTCAGACCACGTCAACCAAGCCTGAGACTGGTTTTCAATGAGGTTGAAATCCTTAACAAGCAGCGTGGGAAGGTATGTCGCATCATCCTTAGCCTTGGAAACGTTCTGTCGAAGAGCCGAAAGCGATTTGATCGTGCCAAGGCCGGGGTTCGCCTTAATCCAAGCGCTTTCGTCTTCCCATTCCTCGCGCCCGTCAAGCTCGAAAATGAACGCGATGAAACGCTCTGCCTTCTCGCCGGTCGCCTTGCCGTCAAGCCATTTGGTCGCGTACTCGTATTGCGCATCGAAGATGCTGTTTCGCACGAAACCGTTAGTCGTGATCTCCAACACGAGCGGCTGGCGGCGCGCAGACGTTCCCTGCATCGTCAGGTCGTAAAGGTCGCGGTTCTTCATCGCGGCCAGCTCGTCCACGATTGCGCCGGAAATGTCCAAGCCGTCAAGATGGTTCGTGTTTGCGCTCAGAGCGCGAATGCTGCCCATGTTCAGATCGCAGTACAAGTCTGCAACCCTCTTGCGGATGTGCTTAGCGAGCGCAGGGCTGGTCTGCACCATGCGCCATGCGTTGTTGAAGCCTTTAGCCGCCTGATCGCGCGCGGTGGCTACGTTATAGACCTCCGGCGCGCCTTCATCGTCGTTAACGAGCAAGTCAAGCTCTATCGCAGACGCAAGCGCGGTCTTTCCGTTCTTGCGTCCCATAATCCAGAGCACTTCGCGGTACTGCCGCACGCCCTCAGCGTCAACGAATCCGAAAACGACGGACAGAATGGCGCGTTGGAAAAGCTCTAGCTTGAAATCGTGCCCCAAGCGCCCGGACGGTAGGCGGCAGAAGCTTTCGATGAAGCGAACATGCTTCTGCGCGTATTCCTCGCGGTAGTGGTACGGATAGAGCGGGTCGGTGTTGTCCATGCCCTGAAGCACGATAGCGGCAACCTGCTTCATCTTGCCGCATGCGGTTATATCGCCGCGCAGGATGCCGCCGAAGTAGTCACGTATGGCGCGCTCGCACGAACCATACTTGCCGGTCGCTCTAACCGAACCGCGTTTCATTGATGAAGTCAATGAGCGCGTCGGCTGCGGCGGTTCCGTTCGGCATCATGTCGGTTAGCTGCTTAACGCCGCGTGAGAACGTGGTGAACAGCTTGTTGTATGCACTGAATCCGGGATGCTCTCGCAGCCCGGTTTGCCCGCCGCCGTTGTCGTACTCGGTGAAGATGTCTTCGTAGAGCAGATCGGCGCGGGCATCGTCAAGCTTGACTTTCAGAAACGCGAGGTTGGCCAAAAGCGGCATGACGGCTTTTCGCTTTTCGTCGGGGATAGCGCCCTTGGTGATCTCGCGCAGCTTCCGAAGCTCGCTCTCTACGCGCTTCTCCTTGGCAACTCGCCGCTTCGGCGGGCTATTCCCCGCGACTGCGGGCGAAACTTTCGAAGTATTGCCTACTTTTGCCGTCATCGCAAGACCACCCCCTTTCGAAAATCCGTCACGCGCAAGAAATTACCTCCCGGCGTTGGTGCCCTAGGCACCGTCTGCGTTTTTCAGACCGGGGGGATTGTCACGCGGGTCTACCTGCGGTTTTGCGTTCGATTTCCCGCGCTTGCGCCGCGTTGTGTCGTGTTTGTGTGTCAGTCTGAAAGCGATATCAAGTTCCCGTCGCTGTCGAAAGCCAACCCTTGACGCGTTGAGCCTTGCCTTATCCAACCATGCACCTTCTTATGGCATCGGTCGCAAAGGCTAACGAGGTTGTCTAGGTTGGTCGCAACGTTCGGGTCGTTGACGTTCGCTGGTGTCAGCTCCGTGATGTGATGCACCATGACGGCGGGCGTGATCTCTCCTTGCTGCAAGCAGTGCTGGCATAGGTGAGCGTCGCGCGTCAGCGCCGCGTCTCTGGCGTGTTCCCAGTCGGCGGATGAGTAGAAGGCACGCGAGAAGTCCTTAGCCATGGCGCACCCCCTGAGATATGGCGGAGCGTGTAGGATTCGAACCTACGGGCGCTGGCGCGCCACACGGTTAGCAACCGTGCGCAATAAGCCACTCTGCCAACGCTCCAAACAAAAAGGCCACGAGCGCGACTGCCCGTGGCCTTGACCTAATCCACCGTACCGAATTCTAGCAGAAGTAGTGAACTGATGTGAACAACGATTTATCAGGCGCTTTTCACATGCGCCCATCCAACTTCGTCAATGTACGCAAAACCTACATCGCAAAGCGCGTGGCACCACCGCACCGAACCTTGCATGATTTCGGCAATCTCACTCCATGGCTGCGCTTGCAGATACCCCATGCAGATAGCGTCTGCGTATCGCGTGCCCTTCAGCTTCGCAAGCCCTCCGCGACCGTCAGCACCGTATAGCACTTCGCACGCTTCGTCTATGGCTTCCTCTGCATCGGCAATGCGCTTCTTCAACCTTCCCTCGAAGTCTATGCGGCGCGATATCGAATCCATAGGGTCGCTGACGTCTCCACTCCCGCCGCCAGCCTGATAGCTCTGCGCCTTGGCTCCTTCACGCGCCTTCATGCGTTCGAGCATTTCCCGCGCCCTGTCGGTCTTCACCACCTCGGCGCGGATGCCCTCGAAATACTCCTTTGCCCTCACATGCCGTCACCGCCAGATCGCGCGCGCTTGAGCTCTGAGCGCCAAAGCTTGAAGGCTTCCCACATCCCAAGCTTCGCAAGGTCGGTGCTCGGCGGCTGAGCCTTAACCAGAGCAACGCCGTCTATTGAAGCCGCTACCACTTCTGCGCCCGTAATGCACTCGATGAGCAATCCCACCTCATCAACAATGACGCGCTCGCCCTTCATGACGTAGCTAGAAGGCGTAATCACTGGCGGAATTTCCTTGTGCATCCTTCGAGCCATAAGCTCGATGCTCTCCGCCATGCCGCGCGTCGCGGTCAGGATTGGATAGCCAGTCTCGTTCGACATTTCGATAAGGCACGTTGTCTTGCCCGTTTGCCTTCCACCGATTATTGCCAGCATGACAGCCACCTACTAAACGCCCGTGCTGCCGAAACCGCCAGTGCCGCGCTCGGTGTCGCTAAGCTCATCGACCGGCACGAGATCGCACGGCACATAGGGCATAACGACAAGCTGGCAGACGCGCGTTCCAGCTTCGAGCGTAACTGTCTCGTAGCTCTGGTTTATGAGAGCCGCGCAGACCTCGCCGCGATAGCCGCTGTCGATAACGCCAACGCTATTCGAAAGCGTGATGCCCTGTTTTGCCGCAAGGCCGCTGCGCGGGAACACCAGCCCCACGCAACCGCTCGGAATCTCGACGGCAAGGCCGCAACCGACAACGCACTTCTGCATCGGCTCGAGCGTGACAGTCTCGGTAATGCGAAGGTCAAGCCCAGCATCGCCCTCATGCGCATAGCGCGGCATCTCGATTCCCTCATTGACCTTCTTAGCGCGAAGCTTCCTGCCAATCATTAGCGCACCCCCAGAACATGACGCGTGACGCGCACGCTTCCAGCCTTAACCCACTTGCCGCCGTAAGTCTGACCCTTCGGACGGATAACAACCTTGTTTCGGTGGCTCATCGCGACAACCTGATATTCGCTGCCCTCATGCTCCACCGTGTCGTTGAGAAAAACGAGCTTACCCGCCGAATCTACCGGGAACGAAGCGGCACTGGCGTATGCCGCGACCTCCGGCACGAGCACGACATAAACGGGCTGCTTGATCTCTGCGCCCTTCTTCTTGATTCCGAACATCCTTCTTCCTCCTAAAACGGTACGTCATCGTCGTAAAGGTCTGGCGCTGCCGGTTGCACTGACGCAACGGGCGACGGGTCGCCGGTAGCCATCGCAAGACCGGGCGCGGCTGCGTTCGCTTGTGCTGGCGATTGCGCGTCGCGCTTGTACTGCATGAGTTCCACATCATCAACGCGCACTTCCCAGCGTTTGATGCTCTGTCCGTCCTTCTGGTAGCTGCGCGTGTGTATGCGTCCGAGAAGCGAAATCTTGGTACCCTTGCGAAGCCACGGCGCGAGCGCTTCGGCGCGCTTGCCGAACATAACGCAATCAGGCCAGTTGGTGTATTCGCCCCACGTTCCGTCTCCGTTCGGCGTGCGCTCGTTGACAGCAAGCGAGAACGAAACGACAGGGTTTCCGCTCTTCGTATAGCGCAGCTCGGCATCTGCACCGAGATTTCCAGATAGCGTGATCTTGTTAAGGCTCACCGCGCACCCCCGAACAGTTCGACAAGCGCCGCTCGCTGATTCGCCCCAAGACCGCGAAGGCGACGCGATTCGGAAATGTGGAGCTTGCGCATGGTCTGCTGCGTGCGGGCAAATCCGTAGCCCGGTGCAGCCTTGATGAGAGTGAACACCTTCATTCGCGACACCGCATCATCGGTGAAAGCCATGTTGAGCACGTCGGGGACGGTATAGGAGCCGTCGGCAACGCCCTTCAAGATCGCGGCGCGGCGCTGCCGTGCCGCCTTGGCCTTTTCAAGGTTTTCTCTGCGTTGCTCAGTTGTCAATGTCGGAATCATCTTTCTTCCCTTCGTGTTCGTAAATCGTTTCTTCGGTTCCGTCCTCGTTGCGGACGGAAATTGAGAACTGCAAATCGCAGTCTTTGAAGATTTCTGGTGCCCTGTCAGCAACACCGTTGAAGATACGTTTCCATTGCTCATTCGTTAGACCGCTCATTGTCTTCTTCACCCCCTGTTTCGTAGGTGATGTATTCGTTGCCGTGCGTAAGCTTGACGGGCGGCGTGTAGTCCTTCATGGCATCGTCAACGCTCTGCGTCATGAGCTTGCGTTTGAGCCGTGCCCAGTCATCGTCGTTAAGCTCAATGGTCTTCATCGCACCTCATTTCTTCGTGACGCGGTAGGTGCCGGAAACCCGAATCGCCTTCAGTGACTTCAAGACGTGCTCCGCGTGCTCCTTGCCAACGATGGTCAGCGTTTGGGCGGGAATCGTGATCTCGTAGACCGTCTGCGCTTCCTGCTTCTCGCGCTCCCACATCCGCTTCAGGGCGGCTTCGGTCTTAGCCAACGTCGCTTGCATTTCCTTGCTTAGCTTCGGCGCGTCAGGCTTGAAATCGAACGTTTGCGGCTCCACTGGCACCCTCCCTTCTCACGATTGCCTGATAATTACTTCTTATCTGGCACGGGCGGTTCTAACCCGTACCGAAAGCGGCGGTTTATCTCGCGTTTCGTCCTCGGTCGCCGCGATGCCCGAAAACGGCGTTTTGGTCCACCTTTGGCACACCTCCTAACCCGCCGCGCGGCGCT